CCCTTTAGCCTTGAAACCACCCGGTAAATTGGCGAACTGACCAGCGTCTATGAGAGACCTCATGGCAGCAGTCGCACTCATGGTGAGATTACCTAGGAAGTGTATCAAGCCTAACCCATAGAAACCAAAGCCCGGAACAAATCTGTAATGCACAAAGTGACTGCGCTTCTCTTTGTTCTGGTCGTTCTTTTCATAGTTTCTACGAATACTTAGCACTTGCCTTGATTGCTCTACTACTGTAACAATATAAGGAAGTGATTCATCTTTATCTTCTATATCTAAATAGCAATGTTGCTCTAGTAAAAGATACTGTGGATCGTTATCAGAAGAAGGAGACATACCAATAATGTTGTCTAGTTTCTGTGTAAATCCTGTAACATTAATTTCATTTGGTTCTGGCAAGTCTACGTCATCATAGACACCAGCCCTAATATCTTTTTGCATGTCAACAGGACTACGATATATTAAGTGTGTGTATCTGTCAGCATTCCGTAGGTCAGTAGCATAGTAAGATACATAGAACTGATCAATAGGAATGAACTCAGAGACAGGACGCTTCAGAGTAGCACTATAGTAAATCTTCTTAAACGCAGAACCTATTAAGGGGAGATGGAACAACATTCTTTCGAACTCATCGAAGTATTCTGGCATCTGCTCAGTTACTTGGAAGTTCATAAAGTTCTGTACTCTGTTAGCTTGCATCTCTTTTTCAGGTGTAGACTTACCCATGATGTTTGCTTTGACAGGACCACTAGCAGGAAATAGTTCTGCTGATGCTTTAGATTGAAACTTAACTGCTGACTCTATGAGCAATGGGTGTACGGCTGTACATGCACCATCAAAGGGATCTGTTCCCGGCTCTAGTTTAAGACCTAGTAGATCAAAGCCACGTTCAAACATAGACTCCCATTCTGCTCTAGAATCCTTATCAGCTTGAAAACTATTTATAACTTGATTAGCTATTTCATCTAGATATTCATCTTCTAAGGTATCTGTTAGATTATCATACCATTCTTCGATAGCTTCAGAGGGAGACATCTGTATATTCTCTTCTTCAGAGAAGTCTACAATTACTCCACCATCTGTAGGATCAACCTCAAAGGTAGCATTTATCTCTTCTTCTGCTACCATAGGAACTACATTAGCTACTTCCTCTGGTATCATATCGTATGGATTTTTCTCAGTTGCCATGTTCTATCCTATGTTAATGCTGTTCCTGCTGGTGCGCCTACAGCTTTTATAGCTTCTTCAGCCGTATAACCTGCTCGTATAAGTGCTAGATATTGTGGAGTAAGTCCTCTTTCTTCTATTGATCTTTTAACTTCTACTGGAGTCTCAGCTACTGCTTTTAATATTACAGCTACTTGTTGAGATTGATCTTGTTGCCTTCTTCTTATTTCTTTTGGTGGACTACTATCATTTCCGTACTCGATTGGATCTGAAGGCTGCGTTATCATTCCATCACCTGGTCCAAAAGTATCTGTTAAGAATTTTGATACACTATCACCGAAAGATGTTTTTGAACTTTCAGTAGATGCTTCTCTTGAACCAAAGCCGTCTTCAGAGTTAATACCACGGAAGCCTTCATCAACAGGAACCATACTAGGAACACCTGTACGTGCAGGTTCTACCTCAATAGATCCCGGTCCTCTTTGTAAGAAATCAATTACGTTACCTGCTGCATCTAGAGTTGTATTATCACCGCCCATACCTAACTTATTAGCTACTCCTTTTATTCCTGTTGACTCTGCAAAACTATTAAATGCTTTGCCCATAGGACTACTAACATTTCCATCGTCATCATAATCTGAAAGCATACTATGAACAAAACCACTGGGAGACATAATACCGCCAGCGATTATACCAAGACCTGATAACATACCTTTTCCTCTAGCATCATTCAATGATTCATATACTTGGGATGCTTGTGCTGTAGAGTTAGTAGAGTAGCCAAAATCTAAAGCAGCCTGACTAATTGCTTCTGGAGATAACTCTGTTTCTTTCGTCATTTGTGCAGTTATGTCTGCTACAGTTTCTCCTTCTTTAGCATAGCGCATTCTCATATCAAGTTCTCTTGCTGCTGGACTTACGTCCTCATCTAGAGTACCTGTTAATAGAGAAGGTTCATATACACCTCTACCTGCTGCAAGTGAATCTTTGTCTTCATATCTGTATAATGCATCACCGGGTGTGTAGGCTTCAAACGGTCCTCTCATTCCTTTACCAAAGGTAGCTAGTCCTCTATTTTCTAAAAATTGGGCGAGAGGTACACCTGCTTTATTATAAAGATCTCTATCTATTCCTCTTTGTGCAAGCTGTAAGTTTGTAAGTTTAGAGTTAGGATTTATTGGACCTAAGTCATCAAACCTATCTCTATATCTTTCTCCTCCTAACATAGCAGCCCGTTGATTTAGTACATCAAGAGCTACATCAGCAGGAGTATTTGATTGTATTGCTCTTCCTCCTGAATCATAAGATGTGTAATCTGGCTCTTCACCTGCTGAAGTGGCACGACCTGCTGCACCTGCATCAGCATCAGCTTGATCAAATTCATAAAAAGTATTTCCATCAAAACCCCCAAGGTCTTCAACACCTGTTGCTTCTTGTCCAAAAACTGATTCATTTATATTATCTGAAAATCCTAAATCTGAATAGTTTTCACTACCTGTTCCATCATCGTAGTCTTCACTACCTGTTCCATCATCCATACTATAGTAATAAGAAGGGATACCGTCTACTCTACGACCACTACCACCTAGAGCTTGAAGTAATCCAGCTTCTTCTGGATTTATGTAGGAGAGTTGGTGTGGTTGATCATTGATCATTCTTTCTTTTGGAATTGTAGTACCACCATCTTGTCTATAGATCGTAGGGAGACCACCCTGACTCATAGGTGAGGCGAAAGCACTGTTAGCATTGGGATCAGCAAAGGCACTGCTTCTACGTTGACTGAGTGTCATGTAGGCATCATCAAGACCACCACCGTATTGTCTTTCGGTAGTAGGTTGTATTATATCTAGTAACATATCTTTGTAAGTTGCCATGCTATCCCCTTAATTGCTTTCCTCTATTATACCACACTTTTCCTATGTGTGCAAATAAAATATTAAAACGTCCAATAAGTCTTACTTGCTTGGCGAGGCTCATCTTCCCACTCAGGATCATCAGGATGTTCCAGATGCCATGATTCCTTCATATAGTGGATCGCCATTGTCATGGCATCCACCTGATCATCGTGAGCAGCATTAGGAAATCTTATCAATTCTTCTATGAGATCTTCTGACCACTTCTTATTCGTAGGTATCCATACTCTACCTGCTTCCATAATAGGTGAAGCTGCATAAACTCTAGACACCTTATCTCTATCTGGGGTGTATTCCATTACAGGCAACCCTGCTCTTCGCATATCTTGTATGAGTGACTGTCCACTTGCCTTCTTCTCCACCATACATACGTCAGGTTTGTTGTCAGCATATAGTTTCTGTGCAAGTTTGCGTAGTTCTGGGTACTCGAAGCGACCTTTGACGTTGCCTAGCAGGATTAGGTGGGCAACATAGTTCTCATACCCACTATCATCCTGATCATACAGGTAAAAGATGCCCCATGTCTGGATGACACTGAAGTCAGCCGTAGTTCTGGTGGAAAAAGCAGTATCATAGGTCTGTATGACAAACTCACAGCTAGGTGGTTCGTCTTCTTCCCACTGTTGTAGCCATTTCTTCTTGATTAGCCCACCTTCTTCTGGTGTGGGGTCTTGCATGTACAGAGAGTTCCAGTATCGACTACCATTACTAGCTTTAATCTCGTGTTCGTCTATACGTAAGACACTATCTGGCTTCCATTCAGGGAAATAGCTACCACCTACGGGTAGATCTAGGAGTTCTGCTGCTTCCTCGTCTAGCCATGCAGGTATCTTGACCACATCCCACGGTATTATCTCGTAGTCACCAGCGTTTTCTTCTTGCTTTAGTAGCCAACCACAGAGATCATCGTAGTGATAGCGAGTATTAATGATTAAGATAGCACCGTTAGGCATGATCCGTGTACGTAGACCAGCAGGATACCATTCCTTTATGTATCTTCTACCTGCATCTGAGTAAGAATCTTCTTCAGACATCACATCATCAAGGATTGCTACATGCGCTCCACGGCCCGCAATTTGAGATCTAACTCCAGCAGCGTAATACATACCACCTTGGTTGGTTTTCCACTTACCTGCTGCCCTTACATCGCTTCTTAGCTGCACACCCCTGAAGATCTTCTGAAATTCTTCTGTGCTAACTACGTCCCTGACTGATCTACCGAAGTCTGAAGACAACTGATCACTGTGAGACACCGTAAGTATCTCATGTTCTGGATGTCTACCTATGTACCATGCAGGGAATAGCTTAGAACACAACACTGACTTGCTAGATCGTGGTGGTAGGAAGACCATTAACCTTTTGATCTTACCTTCTTCTAGTTCTTTTAGCTTGTTGGAGATGACTTTGATATGACTACCCATCTTAAAGTCAGACACAATAGAAGGGGCCATGAGTTTAACAAAGGTTAGGAAGTCATTCTTTGATTGTTCTTCTACTTTTTGTGAGAGGAGTCCCTTTAAA